GCTCATTCATACCTCAAAGATATTAAATTTGTCGGGTTGCTTTCTTAACCAACAATTTTACTACCTCATCAAGCCTATCCACAGAGTTTGCAATCATAATCATGATTCCACTCTTCTCTTGCTCGGTAGCTTCTGGGTGATCAAGCAGCATCCTGACCAGTCCACCGATTGATGTTAATGGCTGTCTCAGCTCATGGCTTAACATGAATCGGAACTCCTCCAATAATACCTTTTGACGCTCGTGCTCATGTGAAGATATTGATGTGACATCCACAAGTTGAATCCCAATAAAGTGCAGGCTGTCCATGATGGAATAAACATTCCACATATTGTACCTCTCTGAGCCAATCTTTTGTTTTGTTTTGGCATACACCCGAACCGGATCAGGTGAGTTCTTTGTGGCCTTTTTAATTGACCGTATCAGCTCATCTTTGTCGCTGTCATCGGCTGCAATGTCCAAAAAATTAGCAGGCTTAATGTGGCTGCTGTACTCTTTGAATAGGTCATTAGATGCCACTATACGGCCATCAGCATCAGTGATCACATAAAACATGTCAATTGATGAGTCAAGGATGTGCAGGCTTGCCATACCACAAAGATAATTAAGCCCTTTGAACTTTTAGGATAATTCTTGCTTAAGCTCTCTAAATAATGAAGCCCAAGATGGCCCACAAGTGAGCACATATTTGGCACTCAAAACCAGCATAAAGCTGAACAAAAGAGAGTTTATAAGTAAATCAAAGTTCATAGGCTGCTCAATTTCTGGCTGATTTCTTACTTGGTGAATAATTACGGGGCTGTACGTTGATTCACTTATTAAAGATACATCAGCAGGTCTTATTGTGTCAATAGATGTATGGATGACCTTATTAACAACGGGTGCAACAATATCAACTGCGACACTGTCCACCTCAATTGCGGCCACAGTATCTGCAATAATTGGCATATCAATTACCTGTACCACCGGATGATTCTTACAGTGGCCCGGATTGGTGCATTGTATTGTGTCAGTTGGTATCATTGTCTGGTGCTTTAGGTAAGTACCCTGCTGCCAATAGAGCTGCCACAATAGCGGCCAAAGTTTCCACTTCAATCTTCTTTAAGATTAGTAAAAATACGGATATCAGTATTACTAAACTGCCCACCGTAGCTTTCCAGTGCTTTAAGATGATATTGTAAATCCTTTTAGCTTTATTAGTTCGCCTGGTCATGGTCCAATTTACGATAAAGGACTGGCCATTGTTGGTATAAATAGCACCAATTATTTACAAAGTGAGAAGTACAGCTTTGCCTCTTCTCTTCTCCTGGTCACCAGTCCGGGCAGCACCTTGCCACCGCCCCTCACCCACTTATTAAACTCATCCACAATGGATGGATCAGCAGGATTGGCCTTGGCCTTTTTTAAAAGTGTGGATTTAATAAAGGCCCCTGTCCCTACATTGTAGCAGAATGATACTAAGGCATCAAACTGACACTGGTTAATATTGGGCAGATGTCTATTTACTGCATCCTCAAATGATTTCATGGCAGCCAATAAAAGAGATGTGGCCTCTTGCTCATTGTCCAATTTATCTCCCATCTTCACCTTGCTACCATCAGGATAACGAGTGTTACCATACCCAATGGTGACCACAGAAGCAGGGCAGAGGTAGGCATTAAGCCTCAATCCTTCATGCTTCTTTATGATATCAAGTCCAAGCTTGGAGGTGGATCTCATTATAACACCAAGTATTGTGCTACGATGTAAATGTATTGGTACCCGTATGCAGTTGATGTGCTCTCTAAATTTACAGAACACTTGTTATTAACCGTATCGGCACTAAGATCCCAGGATACTAACTCAGTAGCATCGGCATTATGTGATACGATGCCAAATAAATCTTTTGCATTGGCAAAATTAGAGGCCACTGGCAGTGATAAATTGAATGTGCCTGTGGTCTCACCAGTATCGAGCTGTGCCTCTAAATAATAAGAGCAATTCACCACATCATTTACTCTTTGGTAATATGCAGCCAATGGTGTCACAATAACATTATTTGTCTCATCTGAGACAGTAGGAGTGAAGCTGCCACTCTCGAACTGTGGCAGGCCTGAAAATATATTCTGCACCTCAATCTTTTTAGATTGATTCGATGAGCTGTCCACGATGTACATCACATCATCTGATGCTGCTGATGCTAATGCTGTTAAGTCAGTTACTTTTACGCCTGCCATGATATTTGATTTTTACAAATTTACAAAGAATTGAGATAGGTAATGGCATCATCAACACTTGAATAAGTTGTGCCATTGAATGAATAGTCTGCAATGGTGATGCAGTAAATACCTTGATCCGTATTTAGGGCAAAAGAGTTGTCATCATTCTTTGTCCACTTTGGATCGTAAAGCTCTGCTGTTATTTCACCATTTGAAACAGTGCTGTAAAAGACAGCAACCTCCGCTGTAATGTTAATGTTTGTCATATCTTCTCGATTAAATAAAATGAAGTACGTGCCACATCTGCTGAGGCTGAACTTAGCTGCACCATGAATATTAAATATTGATTTGTAGTCCAATCAATATTGGCAGCAGTGAATGATGTCAATGTATTAAAGTCTGTGAAGGTGTTACCTGCAGGAGCAGTTACTTGAGTATTATTGGAAGCCTTAATTGCCAAGTGCCTCTGGAAGGCATTGCTGTTTGAATTGGTAAAGCCTGGTGTGATAATACCTAACTGAGTAGCACCCACTAATGAGGCCGATGTATTGGCATAAAGCTTACAAGTTATAGATGAGGCTGTGCCTGTTTTTGTTACCCTCCATGTGACCCTTATAATATCACCCACTGTAAAGGTGTTGGCCGGTATCAATTGACTTGCTGTGATCTGCTCACCTGCCACACCTGTAATGCCTGTGCCATCAGTGGTGCTCTTATAAATAACAGGGCCTGAGCTTGTATTGCTAATGGTGAAGCTTGGATATGTACCACTCACTGCAATGCCGGTGCCTGCTGTTAAAGACACTGTTTGATCCGGTGCCGTATTGGTAAATGTTTGGTTTGGATAGCTGCCACTTATACTGATTCCTGTCCCTGCTGATGGATTGAATTGAGCCGGTATGGTAGGGAAGGTATTAAGCGAGCCATCTCCTCTGATGTACTCTGCTGTGGTGCCTGTTGGTGTATTGAACTTGCCATTAAACGTGCTCCAGTCAGAGCTACTCAATGCACCTCTGTTGCTTGCGCTTGCAGTTGGTAGGTTGAATGTGTGGGTATCAGTTGCCGATGTAATCCCGAAATCCGTTCCACTCGTGCCCGTTGCGAAGTTTTGCACTTGCGCGGTCAAGCCATTCAATGCGTTAAGTCCTGTGGTGAAAGTTGTGATTATTTGGCAGAGGTTATTGTCCTCGGTATGCAGCGTAATGTTTCGACCTGATGTGGTTACAAAAATGCGTACTGCGAGCCTATCAGTTGCAGCCAATACAGTCGAAGGTACTGCAAGGGCACTTACATACAAATCGACCACCGTGCCGCCTGTAATCGCTTCTGGATTTGTTGCCCCTGAAGATATGAGCGTAAAGGTCGCACCATCGTATTTGTAAAGCTCCATGTAAAAACTCGGATTGCCACCGCCACTCGATGCGTTAAAGTAGGTTTCAAAGTTCCAATTACCTGAAGGAATTGCCAAAAGATTTGGGTCTCCTGCATCGGTTATGAATTGCGCGATATAGCCATTGCCCTGTGCGTTTGTTCGTGTGAAGTTCGTGCCACCTCCGAGAACTGGCACGCGGCTCATTTGCAAGTAGGCATTTCCACCTATCGTTCCCTGACTTATTGAGCCGTTCAGATAATAGTTAACCGATGCGCCACCGCCACCACCCAATGGGAAGTTAGCTAAAGAACCATCACCTCGAACATACTGGCTTACAAGTCCGTTTGCCGTTATGTCAATGCTTGGCGTAGTGGTTGGGTTAGGTACCGCAACGCTAAAGGCTGGGTTTGTCGGGTTCGGCACAGTTGCCGCAACCGAAGTGACCGTACCATTTGTGAGCGTTGGGAATGGTGTAGGTGTTCCGGTGCCGTCAAGATAGTCCGAGCTTGTTCCTGTTGGCACATCGAACTTCCCGTCAAAGGTGTTCCAATCAGCCGAGCTAAGATATCCATCTGTGCTGCCATCGGCCTGACTGATTGAGATGTCAGGAGTAGCACCACCACTTGAAGCAATTGGTGCTGTGCCGGTCACTGATGTCACACCACCACCACCACCACCACCACCGGGGACATTAACTTGCACCACACCGGGCGAAGTAAGTGAGGCTGTCACACCGGCCCCGGTAAAGTTCAATGTGGTGGTATTGGTGCTCACATTGGTGCCCTCTTCTTTGACTGTCAGTGGTGTACCACCACCACCTCCAATGGCCACTAATGGACTGGCCTCTGTACCGTTTCCTGTGATTGTCACCCCATCCACAGCGACCTCAGTGAGGCATGGTGTGCAAGGCTCAAAATCGGGCAGAGGGATGTCACCAGTGGCACAGGTATCATAGCAGCCATCCTCTGATGTGGTGCTCACATTTACATCAACATCAATGGCCACAGCAGCCCATTCATAATTGACAGGTAAATACCTGATCTCATTAACGTACCCACTTGGCACCACCTCATAAGCCACCACACCGATGGCAGTCTTAAATTGTGGATCTGTGCCAGATATTAACCTCAGCACCCTTGAGGCAATCCAATCTTGTGCGTCAGCAGAGTCACATGGCAGATGGCTTTTTCTCACCATGGCATAGGCTGTCATGGAGAATCTGGTCTCATAGATTGATTTGCAACCGGCAAGCCGCAATGATTCATTCTTGGCTACTGTGATCTTGCCACGCTTGGCCCAGAACAATGTGCCCTGCTTGGCATCAAAGTTAGTTACAGGGATGGCCTGACCATTGCCAATGTAGTGAGCCCATGCTCTGTCGTTACCCTCGCCCACAAGTTCACTCAGTCCATAAATCTGATCAAAGATGTTGCCTGCTTCAATCCTTTGATTGAGCCTGTCAAGTATGGTAGATAATAGATTCATCCTTTTTTCATTGCGTTTATAATCTGTTCAACAATCTGCTGTGCATGATCCTGCAGCATCTCATCCTGTTCCTCTTTGGTGGGAAGAAATATTGGGCCGTACTTTCTTTCAAGCCCCTCCTTTTTTTTCTGCTCTGATTCTGGCAGGGCAATGGCAGCAGTCAGCCCCTCAGTGATCACCTCCTCATTTAAGAATCCACCTTTTAACCTGCCTGTTAATTCCAATGGCAGCTTTCGTGATGTGCCTGATTTAAGTTCTGCATATCCACCCGGAAAATAAAGCGACTCAATCGGCTCGCCTCTCTTGCCAATCTTATACTTTGATGGAGCATTGGCCAATGATCTTGGACTCACATAAATTGGTTTGGTGCTATATGGCTCAGTTGGCAGCTTACTTCCTGCTGTATTGGTACCGCCCTTGGAGCCTGTTCCAAATATCCTTTTAAACATGATCCGCTTGAGCTCCCTCACTGGCCCATACAGGGGAGTAAATTTAGAAGCCCACCCCTCCAAAAGGATGTCAAGATTTTTCTTTACATCTTCAGGACTTGCAGCCATTATGGTAAAGCTGTTACATATTTAATGTTCTTTCTGCAATCCCAGCAATGAGCATCATCTGGCAGCCTCATGTTTTGCAGCATGGCACCAAGCTCCTCGCCGTATCTTGTGGCTGCAATATCTCTGGCAGCCACTATCCCTTCAAAGGCATCGGCTGTGGCAAAGGGTTTACTTCCCCTATTCACCACCACAGCAGTATTTACTCTTTGGTTCGGGCTTACTGTCAGTGCATAGTTGTATATCTCCACAGCAGTGGCATAGGCCAATGGCAAGGCCATCAGCCCACCGATTGAGCATAACCATCCTTGCCGGTCACAATTGACATTGTAGTTTACACTCATCCCTGCTGTATATTTAGAGTTGGCAGATGTGAGCACATTGGTGCCATCGGTGGTGAGTTCAATTCCAACAGCATCAACGAATGGGCAGATGTGTGATTCTCTGATGCCACCACCACAGCTCAAGCATGATCCTTTCTTTGTGATAAATTTGGGAGCATTCATGCTCATCTCATACACAATTGCAATGTCAAGCTTACGCCTGGCTGAGGTAAAGTTTTTACCAAGATATTGATCAAGCCCACCAGTTGAATAAGTGATGGTGTCAATCAGCTTGCCTGTGGTCATATCGAATATCAGCACTGGCACATTGGTATTGGTGGAGGCAATGGCCAGATTGATATCTGCTAAGTAAAAATTAAGGTAGGCTAAATTGTTCGGATCTATCTTTAATCTGATGCCCCCATAGTTACCGGCACCAAGTGCAGTCTGTACATTGGAATAATTGGTGAGCACCATCCCCACTCTCTTGCCCTCAATCACAGTGTCTGACTTCATCATCGGGCTGAGTCTGGTCAGCACATCAGATGACAACTTTCGCCAAGCAAACTCCCTCTTTGCCTCAAATAATTCAAGGCCCTGATCGTATTGATCAGTGATTAGTTGCCCCAAGAATGTAGTGTTAATTCCAAGGTCATCAATATATAATCCTGTGGATGGTTCGGCTGTGCCACAGCCTCTTAATCCAAGTAAAGATTCAATGCACATGTTGCTGTTTTTTACAAAGATAAATAAAAAAGGGAGCACATGGCTCCCCTTTTAATTGGTAATCAAACCCGCCCAATTAAGGATTTACGATTGCCACACAGTTCACATAGTTCACACCTGCGAACTTATCAGCAGCCTCATAGATGTCAGTTGGTAAAGTCACGATCTTGCCAGTGGTGGTAAGAACAATTGACAAGTTACCACAGTCATCCTTCATGGTCAAATCAACAGGTACTCCTGCAGGTGTAAAAACCAATGTCTTAGAGTAGTTAGATCCGGCCACAGGAGTGATGCCAGTGTTCCAATCAGCAAGGTTAAATGATAACCACTGGATTGCTCCTGCAGTAGTTACCAAAGCCTTGGTTTGTGATCCTTGTGCAGCGGCTAAACGTGCATCATAAGCAAACCCAAAGCCATTTTGCTGAGTGATTGCAAGAAGGTCAAGGCCGTACTGTGAGCAGCAGCCTGCAGCCATTGCATTGGCATAACGCTGCATAGCAGCTCCACCAAATGCAACAGGTGCACCTGGATAGTTAGCCATGCGAGTAGCCTGCTGAATATCAGCAATTGCAAAAGGATTCGGCTCAGTCTCACCATTCATGGTGGCAATCTGCAAACAGTCGCTTGATACAGTGTAGAAATCTTCCACATCAGTACCCCATGCACCTGTCTCAGCAACGGCTTGAGTAGCAGCAGCAGAGGCCACTTTACGGTCAATCACATCCATTAAGCGCATAACTGACTCAAGAACGTAACGGCTATTTTCTTGGCAGTGACGTGCGATATCAGCAGCATTAATCAATTGTGATGCAGTGTAGGTGTCAGTTGTGTCCACAGTGTATGTGGTAGTGCTGTCACCATAAGTATTGGTAGAAGTACAAGTAAGGATGTCTCCACCCTCTTCCACTTCTGTTTCAGGTAGACGCTGAATCCAACGAGCTTGAACGGTTTTTAATTTACCGCCTCCTGGGCTAACCTCAGTGCGGATTAATTTTGAATTTTCTGGTGAAAGCAAAAACTCCAAGAATGGGAGTTGCTCTCTTTGGCCCACTTCAATGAAGAGCTCAGATAAGGACATCTGAACATTAGGGCATTCTGAAAGAATACGTGAAATTGACATAGTTAAAATGTAAATTGATTGCCGTTAATTATTAGGCTCAACGGTTCTGCCTACATTGCACATATCAGTGTGTGCTCACTACGTCATCACAGAATCACAAAGGTAATAAATAAATTAATTGAAAAAGCAAGGGCCTGCATCACTGCAAGCCCTAATCCTAAACTATAAATCGAAACGGGTCAAAGGTAATAAAAAAGCCTGCAATTAAGCAGGCCTTTTTAACACAAAAAGCAATGACTAAACACTGCACAAAGATATTAAGGTAGCTCAATCTTTCCAAAAAAAGGTTTGTCACTTACAGACCGCCTGCCCTCACAGCTCCACAATTGGCGAGCCCACCAATTGGCAGAGCCCCTTGGTGATGGGATGCCTGCACTGCGAGCACAATAAGAATTGCCTGCATCAGTGCCGGGATTTATACGGTAGCCAGAAGCTCCAAAGTGAATCTCATTCCCATCATCATCAACGGCCTTGTACTTCTTGCCCTCCCGATCAGAGGCCGTTACATTGTACCCTTCATAAATTGGCATGGCTGTTATTTATTTTATTATCCAAATATACCAAGATAATCTCAAGTGCCCTGGTTAAATCATTGGCAGGCACCTGCTCCCCTATCTTTCCGGCCCTCCATTCGGAGTGCTGCTTGAGGATCTTAAATGCTTGCCTGATTGTCATTTGCTAAAGAATCTTGGATTAATACCTCTGATCTTTTTATCTGTTTGCGGCTCAAGCTGTGGGATAACAGGGCTGCCAGGTCTGGCCACTCTTTGGCCTGCTGTTGGGTTCTTCATAACAATCCCGGCTGCTGTGGCCTCTTGCAATAGCACATCAGAGAGATTCAAGAATGAGCCTGCTTTCTCTTTTGATTTTAAACGTTCCCCACTTTTACGATCTTTCACATACACATTGCCATCCTCTTCCAGATCAATGGCATATTTCTCCCCAATGGTGGCCTTGAATCCCTTAATGGTAAACTCATTAACTGATGGATCAAGCTTGATTGAGGATAGCTCTTTCTCAAATGTGTGGTTAATCTTGGATTGCTTCTGTTCCTCTGCAATCTTGATCTTGAATTGCTCAAATTGAGTAATGGCTTCTTGCCTCGCACCATCCACTTCATTCACCTTTTTTTCAAGGCTCTTATACTTCTTCTCCCACTCTTTCACAAGTTCCTCTGAGCCTGACTTATCAGCACGCTGCTGCCACTCCTCTTGCATCTTCTCATAGTTGTCTCTGGCCTTTTCAGATGCCATCCGTAGTACATCCTGTGCCTTTTTATCTTTGAAGTCCTCCTCTGTCAGGCTCACTCCAAAGGGCTCAAATGCTCTCTTGGCCACATGGGCAATGGTGCCATTGATCTTGCCGATCTTGTCATTTAGCTCCTTACTGTTTACCCAGTTCTCCTGAAATTTCTCCTTTGCCTCCTCGAGGCTTTCTGTTTCGTTTAGGTTTAGGAAGTTCACCAGTTCCAGTGCTTCCTCCGGTTTGATTGCCATAAATTATAGGTGTGTTAATTGGTTGCAGTTTCAACTCCCTGGCTCCCTTTTTAAATAGTGATTGGGCCACCACATCGGAGGCCTTGATGATCTTGCCATCTGAAAGGATCAGGTATCTCATGCCACAAAGATAATGTATTGTAAATTCAAAAGCAATTAATCAATATACCCCTCAGCTCGTGCTCTTGCCTTAACGGTATCGGGCACCTTGTTTTCTGGTACCGGCACAAGGTAGTGCCTGCAATTCCATCCACCAACAAAGGTAAAGATTGACCTGCTATCTGTCCCATCTATACGGCCTGCCCATGTGCCATCTCTAATGTCATTAATCCCTGCACTATTCTTGCCATCACCCCACGCCTCAATCTCTTTCTTGTGGTAGATCCCATCCTCTCTGTTTCGGCAAAAGGGCCTTGTGGTGTCAATCTCCCCACCAAGGTATTCATACCATTCGATGCCAAGCTCCTCATTTACCGCTGCTGAGTAGCTGCGATCTGCCACCGCTTGTGCTGTGGTGGCTGTGGTCTTTATGTTTGCAAGTATTCTGCCATCGTTGGCCTCAGTTCCTACCACCAATCCTTCCAGTGCATTAACAGCCTCCCTTAGTGGTGCCCTTGCTGCAACATTGGCTGTGAGCTGTTCTAAGAATGGCTGAGTGAATCTTGCATCCAAGCCACTACCATAAAAGGCATTGATAGCATTTTGCTTGGATATTTGAAGCAGTTGCTTCTGGACTTGGTTTGGCTCAAAGGATTCCTCAAAGGTTCGGGCAATCTCATCTGTGAGCTGCACCCCTTTATCGATTGAATCTAAAAAGGATTTAACCGCCTCTTTATATTCACTACCTGCAAGCACCTTTTTGAGCTCTTCATTAATCAGCCCAATTCGTCTTACATTATTTTCAGTCTGTTCAATATTGCCGGCTGCATCCACATCCATCTCATCCAAGATAGGCCTGATTTTTTTCCACGCTTCGGCCTGAGTCTTTATTGCAGCCGTTGCCAGTTTATCCGGCACCGACTCAAAGAGCTTAATCTTTTGGTTTACTAAAGAATCAAACGATGCCATTCAATAAGTCCTGCTGTGCCTGTTGAATCGGGTCAAGCTGCACCCCAATCCTATCTGATGCCAATCTATTTAGGGCAGTGATCTGCTCACTCATGGGCAGGTCAATAAATCTCGGTGCCTCTTCTGTTGGTATGTGGTTTCGGATTAGCTCCATGATTAACTGTGGTGCTGAGTGATGGATCACATCTTGGTATTTCTCAATGGTGCCATTGGCTACCCTCATGGCAATATCTGCACTATTCATTAGCAGCAGCTCATCAGCATTAAGAATCAAATCATAGATTGCAGATGTCTCCTCATCAGTGTAATGGATAGCCTTGATGTAATTGTAAACATTCGAGAAAGTAATGGATGGAGGCACACCGGCCTTAACACCTTCTGAAATTATGGCCAAGTAATCTGATGGAGTGCTGATGTCAAAGGATGTAGGATAAACTAAATTGATCCCTCCAAAAAATTCACCATATCTCATGCGCCCCATTGTCACCAAGCAAAATTCATAAAGATTAAAGAGCTGATCAGAGATTGGTTTTATAAAGGCATACAGTGCCCTCAATTTATTCAATGAGCCTGTGGCAGTTGATGCCTCGCCAATTGTGCCTGTCTCATCAGAGCTTGGCAGGTGCAATATCCTGCGAGCCTTGGCCATCTGCTGTTCAATCTCTGTTCTCAAAAAGTTTAGCGTGTCCATTGGTGGGCTCACAAACTTTAAGTATTCACCACTGAGTGAGCTGTCACCTTCACTTAATGATGTCTTAGGCTTAATCAATAGCATCCCTGTTGGGCTGAATCGTGACCGCACCCCTGAGCCATTACAGCTCTGGCATGATCTGTACCCTCCATTTATCGGATCAAAGATTCGCCCATCTTGGCACTTGTTCCCTTCCCGATCTGTAAACTCACATATCTCACCCAATGCCACCATAAATGGAAAGGCACTTGTGGCCTT